ATGAAAAAAAAGCAAGAAACCATGACTGATTGGCATCGTGCTGACATTGTGGCTCGTCTTAAAAAGGCGGGCTGGTCGGTAAGAGCGTTATCTATTCAAGCCAATTTGGCACCGAATACATTAGGGAAGGCTTTAGATGCCCCATACCTAAAAGGCGAAAAGATTATAGCTGCTGCAATCGGAGTGCCGGCAGAAGAGATTTGGCCTTCTAGGTTTGAGAAAAGAAACCGTAAGCCTACTTTCCCAAGTCTGTAAATAGATAACGGTTTTGCTAAAGAGTTCCAAAAGGGTAACGCATTTAAGCAAAAATAGAAAGCATAAATATGAAAATATCTGCATCAGATATTGCGAAATTGGGTATCCCAAGTCTGCCAACTGATAGGCAAGGGATTGAATACCATGCCAAGAAAAACAATTGGCAACACTGTTTTGAGCAAATAGGAAGAGGCAGACCCAAAAAACTGTATGAAATCGCTTCCCTCCCCGCCGAAATCCGAGCCGCCATCATGAAACGGCAGTCGGACGAACTGGCGGAGAAGATGCCGAAAACCCTGCCCCAAATCAGACAAGAGAAGACGGCGATGTCGCCTCAAGTCTTGGCGGAAGCGGCAAAGCGGCTGAACGAGAAACAACGGTCGGTGGCGGATGCGCGATGCGCAGTGGTGGCGGCGGTGTTGGGTATCAAATATCAATACGGTTGCTCTGCCAAGGTTGCGGTGGCTCAGTTTTTAAGGCTGCTGGCGGAGGGTAAGTTGAACGAGGTTACGCTCGGCAATTTGGAAAAGGCCAATGACCGCAGTCGGTCGGCAAAGGTTGGAGAACGTACTTTAGACGGCTGGATATCTGCTTATTTGAAAGCGGAAAACGCGACGGAGCGGTTGGTCTGTTTGGCTCCGAAGGTAACTAAGGCGGTCAAACCGATTGAGAGCTACGGTTGGTTGCCGACATTTATGCAGTTTCACAATATTCCGTCCGCGCCGAAGCTGGCGCACAGCTACCGCCGATTTGTGCAGTGGGCTGAAGCGGAAAATATGCCGGTTAACGATGTGCCTAACTTGAGTATGGTGCGGCGCGTTTGGGAAAAGCTTCCGCTGATTATGCAGGAGCGCGGCAGGAAAACGGGGGCGGCTTATAAATCGCTGCTGCCTTATGTGAAACGTGATTGGGGGGCTTTGAAACCGAACGATGTTTGGATCGGCGACGGCCACAGCTTTAAGGCGAAGGTGGCGCACCCTGTACACGGCAGACCGTTTAAGCCTGAAGTGACGGTGATTATTGATGGTTGTACGCGGTTTGTGGTGGGATTTTCGGTGTCGCTGGCGGAGAGTTGCGTGGCGGTATCGGACGCGCTGCGTATCGGGGTCAAGCACTATGGTTTGCCGATTATCTATTACTCGGATAACGGCGGCGGCCAAACCGGCAAGACGATAGACCATGAAATCACGGGTATTACGTCCCGACTGGGTATCCGGCATGAAACGGGTATCGCGGGCAACCCGCAAGGGCGCGGCATCATCGAGCGATGGTGGAAAGACAATCTGATTGAGATGGCGCGGCAGTATGAGACTTTCACGGGCAGCGGGATGGACAGCAGCACGAAGAACCTGATGTACCGCAAGATGGAAAGTGCGTTCAACGCCTTGGAAAAAGGCAAGGATTTGACGGAGGAACAACAGAAATATTTGAAAAAACTGCCGAGCTGGTCGCGTTTTATTGCGGATGTGGTCAAGTGTATCGACGAATACAACAACCGCCCGCATGGCGAGCTGCCCCGACATCCTGACGGCGGGCATTATACGCCGAAGGCTTATCGGGAAATGAGGCTGGAACAGGACGGTATCGCGCCGGATATGTTGTCGGCGGAGGAGCTGGCGACGATGTTTATGCCGCAAGAGGTGCGAAAAGTTCAGCGCGGTTGGCTGGATTTGTTCAACAACTCTTATTTTTCGGTCGAGCTGGCGGAGTATCACAAGGACGAGGTACGGGTCAGCTACGATTTGAGCGATGCGTCGGCGGTCAATGTGTTTGATATGGACGGCAAGTTCATCACTAAGGCGCAGGCCAACGGCAATACCCGCGAGGCTTTCCCGACGGCGCGTCTCGACCAACTGGCGGAAAAACGCCGAAAAGGCAAAATCAAGCGGGCGGAAAATGCGATCAGGCTCGCGAATGCGGAAGTCAATCCGGCTTTGGAACAGGCTGCGGTTTGGGACGAGCTGGGAAATTTAGGCGGAAACGTCATCGAGGCGGAGTATGCGGTATTGCCGAAAACGGGAACAGACGACGAGATTGTCTTGTTTGAGGCGGATATGTAGTTAAAACGGTTTTAAAACACTTTTAATAAGGAAAACATCATGACAAATACGGTCAACAAAGCACTGCAACAAAAACTGGCTGAATTTAAAGCCAAATCAGGGATGAATCAGACGATGCTTGCGCGCGGTATCGGGGTATCTCCGGCATCTATCAGTATGTACCTGAATGATACCTACGCGGCAAAAGGCGGCAAATATGAAACCATCGAGCCGAAAATCGAAGCGTTTTTAGAGGTACAGGAAAGTAAGGCGCAACGCGAAGAGCTGGTGTTGGGGTTTGTATCGACCAAGACGACCCGCCGAATCTCTGAAGTGATGCGCGACGCACACGAGGCAGGCGACACCGTGGTGATATACGGTCAAGCGGGTTTGGGTAAGACGCAAGCGGTCAAAAACTACTGCGAGAAGAATCCTGCCGCCATCCTGATTGAGGCTAATCCGAGCTTTACGGCTTTGGTTTTGATGCGGAAATTGGCGGCAGCAGCGAAGGTCTCCACGGTCGGCAGCCTGAATGATTTGTTTGAATCGGTATCGGACAGATTGCGTGATTCGGGTCGTCTGATTGTGGTTGATGAGGCGGAAAACCTGCCTTTACGCGCCCTTGAGATTATCCGCCGATTGCACGATGACACGGGCTGCGGGTTGGTTTTAAGCGGTATGCCCCGACTGGTGGCGAATCTGCGCGGTAAGCATGGCGAGTTGGTACAACTTTATAGCCGCGTATCGGTTGCGCTGAATTTGGGCGACTCGATGCCGGACGAGGAATTGGAAGAAATTGCCAGAGCGGCGATGCCGGAAGCGGATGATGAAACGATTGCGGAACTGGTTAAACATAGCAACGGCAATACGAGACGGATGAGCAAGTTGATGCGCGGCGCGGTGCGAACGGCGAATAAAAACGGCATCAAAATGCAATCAGGCATCGTCAAAAAATACTCGTCGCTGATTATCCGATAGGTCGTCTGAAACGGTAAGTCTTTGACAGAGCTATATATTTTTTTACCCTATGATTTTAATAAGTTATTGTTTTTAAAGGAAAACGCAAAATGAAAGTTCTAGAGAAAGCTGGTTGGAAGATGTTTTCGTCGCCACGTTTTTGGCGGTGGGTGCCGGTCGGGATGACGGTCGGGGTGTGGTGTTTTGTGGGTGGAATGGCGTTGTATGGCTGCACCCAACCCGAACCGGTTGCGAAAGAGCCGACGAAGGTCGAGGCGATGCGGCGTCAGACGGATTTGGAAGTTTTGAAAATAGAAAGCGCCTACGAGGCAATGAGTGTGGAGCAAAAAATGGAAGGAATTGTATATGAATAAGGTTAGAAGGCCTAAACGGGGACTTAGCCGAATCAAGAAATTGGCATTGAAACGGGCGGTCGAGGAAATCCGCGCCAAATACGGCGCGCGGGCGATTGTGAAGGGATGGCGCGAGCCAGAAGGGAAGTAAAAATGATAACCAAGTTAAAACCCTGCCGCGTATGCAAACAAATGAAGCCTGAACCGGCGTTTGCGTGGACTTTGGACAAAAACGGAGTACGGAAGCGAACCCAACGTTGCGCGAAATGTTGGGCGGAGCAGATGGAAAAGGAGGCTCGGGCAAATATGGAACGGCATCGAGAAGAACGCGGGACAAAGTTGGAATGGGGACGCCCCGCCGTCGCCCGCTCGGTTTGGGGTGACAGTTGGCCTGCCGCTCCCGCCATTATGGAGAACAAGCACTGGACGGCAACGGATACGCGCAAAGCGGATGCCGAATGGGCTTTGAAATTTAGGGAGCGTGCGAATGAGCTTTAAAAGACGAAACAACGATTGGCAGGCATGGGGACAACACCGCCGCCGCGCGACGAAGTTTATGGTGAAGCGAAACCGCGAGCAGGCAATCGCGGAATATCAGGCGCAGTTTGAAGATCAGGACGGCAAAGGTCGTCTGAAAAAGGAAGGGAACGAAAAATGAACGAAAAAGATTTAATCGAATGGCTGGAAGACCGAGGGGAACTGATGGTCATGAAGAAGGACGGTGAGGGTTTCGTGATCGCCGCCCGCGCGCCGGACGGTATTTGGAAAACGGCGGAGTCGTCAACACTGACAATGGCAATAGAAGCTTGGGAGGAAATACGATGAATATCGCTAGACCAAATAAAGAAGACCTTGATGCAGTATGGGAACTGGTCGCATTTTTAAACAAAATTGAGCAGGGTTTGAATCCGATTTACCAACCTGCCGACCCAGAGGATGAAGACGATTTCGAATATCTGAGTGATGCGCCTGCGGATGAAGTGTTTGAAGCTTTGGAA